AAACCTGCAAAGCCTGGTCCGTTGGCCCCGCTGACATTCTCTGTGCCAACAGTCACAATGCTTGGTCCCCCAGAACCACAAGCTCCGCCTGTATAAGGTCCAACAACGGTGATACCAACTCCACCGTTGCCAGCTGACAAGTTGATAGATGATGCTGCTATTGGGCCGCACGATCCACAGGGCCTACAGGTGGTCAACACCAAGGCTGCGGCATTTCTAGCATCGATACCACCACTATTGAGTTGAGTATTGCAGGGCATACTAACTGTGCCGCAACTGTTGAGTTTGAATATATAGCAGCCATTTCGCAATAGACAACAGCCACCACCGCCGTAGCCTGCGCCCACAAATACTTCGCCTGTCTCAAAATTATAGCCAACTGGGAATAATATTACACAGCCTGGATAGTAATTCAAAGGTGAAATGTATAGACCTGGTTGGCAGGTGGTAATAGGGCATCCAGTGGCATTGATAATGATGCTGTTGTCAGCCTGGCAAGTGGTACCAGCGTTGGTTCCAATAGCAACTGCAAAATTTCCTTGATTAATACTGCCTGCAAATGAGCCAATGGCAACAGTATTGGTTGCCTGGTTGATATTACCGGCACACATTCCCAGTGCTATCTGTGTTGGACCGCAGGGACCATTTTTGCATGTTATGTCATACCATGAAACTTTTCCACCAGGATGGGGCCCGGGTCCGCCACCAACTAATGCGTTGCTGCCGCAGTAGTAGTTTATGGTACCGCCCTGGGGCAGTACAAGGTTGCCAGTGGTGTTGAACTCCCATTGATGACAATTTAAATCAATGTAGACATTGCCAAGATTGTTGGTACTGATGGTGTTGTTGTTGAAAGTTATGTTGCCAGTGGCACTTTTAGAAGCAACGTTCCACTTGGTACCATCCCAGGCGTAGGTCACCCCGTTTGGTGCATTATATTGCTGGCCAATATATGGGTTAGTGGGGAAGTTCAACGTCGACATCAGATAGATCCTCTCATATGAGCATGCTATTTATTCGTTAATGAAGGCTTGCTGTTTTCCAACCAGTGTTTGTATACACATAGATATTGTTGTTGTCCCAGCAGATCTGTCCAATTACACCTGGATCACGAGGAGCCTTGGTGGCCTGAGGAGCCTGCAGCAGTCCCGATAACGTCAACACACCGTTGGATTCCAGCACAGTGCTGTTGCTGCCGTTGTTCAAACTGTTTATTGGACCAATACCTCCACCAGCGCCCACAGCCGCTGGCACCCAAACGCCCTGATAGTTGAGATAAAGATTGCCATCTGTGGTGTTCCACCACATGGTACCAGTGCTGAAATCGTTCGGTGGATATTGGCCAACAAACACAGAATCTGCTGTGGTCTGTATACTACCATCAGGGTATTGGAAACCACCAGAAGTGCTGGTAATAACACCATTGACTGTGAGTTTGGTTATGGGATTGCTGGTACCTATACCAACGTTACCACTGTGATTGATGCGCATGGTTTCAGCAAATATACCATTTTGTCGCGTGGCCCATACCATGTTGGTGTTGCTGTTGACATCTGCGCTTACGGTCAGGGTGGCATTGGGCAAACGAGTTGGTGAACCAACATCATATCGCTGCTGCACAGCATCGCCAAGGGTGTTGGTTGGGTTACCAAGTGTTAAAACAGGTCCAACAGCGCCGGGAGTATATCTATAGACGTGTAGATCATACTGCGGGGCCACAAGGCCGATACCAACGTAGTTATTTGGTATATTGATTGTAACAGCATCAAAGCCTATGTTGACATTGCCGGGATTTTGAGTGGTGATGTTGAGACCACCATGAGTGGTAGTCAGTGTAGATTGACGACCAGCAGTGGCTATTCTCACAGTTGAATTGCTGAACCCATAGGCATCTAGTTGATAAACAGGATTAGTAGTGCCTATACCCACAAATCCCTGCGAATTTATACGTACCGATTCTGCACGTTGCCCGTTGCCATCTGGAGATCCCGTGGCAAATACAATCTGTCCACCTGTGTTGTAGTTGCCTGCACTCTGTAGCCATAGAGTATTGGTATTGTTACTGGGATTGGTTAAATTGGCAAAAAGCCTATTGCTGTTGTAACCAGGCACCATCCAAACAGTAGATGTTGCTGCGGCCACATTGGTGTTGATAGTCACCGCACTGGTACTGGCCGCAAAATAGGTTGGGGAACCTGCCCGCCCTGCTACCCTGAGAAGGTTGCCCACAGATGGATTGCCATCCTGTAGAGTAATCTGTCCAATCACTTGATTTAGGATCACTGTCCCATTGCCGCTGGCCAAGTAATCTGCTTGTAGACCAGCAGCCGGACCTGTTTGTCCCTGCAGCCCACGATAGCCCGTAGGACCAGTTACACCTGTGTATCCAGTGGCACCAGTTACTGAAAACCCCTGGAGACCAGTTGGGCCTTGAACTCCGCGAGGTCCGGTAAATCCCTGTCGACCCTGTACCCCAGTTGGTCCAGTGGCCCCTCTGGACCCCACAGGACCCTGTATACCTTGTGCACCATAGCCTGTAGCGCCAGTGTGGCCAGCTGGACCAGTTCGACCAGTTGGTCCTGTTGTGGTTGATGCCGCACCAGTATATCCAGTTGGACCTGTCACAACGCTGTTGGCACCAGTTGAGCCGGTTGGACCAATATATCCGGTTGGACCGGTGACATTTGATGCACTTCCAGTTGGACCAGTACCCAACGGCCCTGTATCACCAGTTAAACCTCGAGGACCTATCACACCTTGTGGGCCAATAGTGCCAGTTGGACCAGTAGAGCCTTGTGGGCCTTGTGAGCCAGTTGGTCCACCAGCAGATCCTGTTGGGCCCGCTGGACCAGTCACTCCGCTGGTGGCAATATACTGCAGATTTGAAATTTCTGTACTGGCTGTGTTCAGCGCCTGTACAATCGCATTGAAGTTGCTGCGGAATCCTTGGCCAGGATTGTTAAGCCCGCTAATGGGAAAATTGACATTGATCCCGGTCGTGGTGATGTTTGAAGCCATTACATTTATACCGCCTAGTTCTAGTTATTTACCTGCGGCGAGCAGAAATCTATAACCGCCGACCTGATTGGTCATTCACCAAACAGCGTTGTTACCAGAGTAGATCTTGTTTTGTGTATTGACCCACTTCTGTAGTCGTGTATTACTAAAGGTACGCGGAGCCAAAGAGTCAAAGATAGTGCTGTAGAGATCAAACACAGTAGTACCAGCATCTATCAAAGTTGAACCCCAGACTTGAAATAGATCATAAGACAAGGGATCTTTATAGTCAAAAATAGTGCCCCCGCTGTCAAATATTTCATTATTCTTGTCAAATATGGTCTGTAATGGCGATTCTGTATCCTGAAATCTAGTGGTGTTGCCATCAAACGTGGTGGTTTCGTAGTCAAATGTTGTACTGCCAATCCATAAAATACCTTGGAATTGCAGTACCATGTAATTTGGCTGCCATACTGTGCCAAACAGCGTAGTTGGTTCAGTGTTGAGAATGTTGGTTGCTAAACCTGCAGAGACTAACGGTATATCACCCACCGCTACAGCCGGACTATAGACATTTTGCCAAGGTGGTAGAATCTCACCCCCACCGAGATCGATGGTAATGCCGCATTGATAATTGGCACCGCCTTGAATTACTTCTACTGCCACTATACCCCAGGTAAGGATCAAAGCAGCAGTTGCAGTGCCTAGCATTACCTGAGTAGTGGGTGCAACACCAACATCTTTATAACTGCCAGACAGTGTGATTTCAAAAGACACTGCTTGACCAGCAGAGTTCACAGCAGTCACTGTGAGTTCGGCTGGTACAATTGCGTCATTGCCCAGCAAAGCAAAGGTATCACCTACTGACCAACCAGATCCACTGCTGGCTACACCAACTGCAATTAATCCAAGAACCGCTTGCAAGACTGCGCCCGTACCAGCACCGCCGACTGTGATCTTAGGAGGCGAGAGATAACCGGCTCCTGTGTCGAGGACTGTTACAGTGGATATAGCTCCGGTGCTCCAATTGAGATTGGGCATCATAGCAAAACCACTGCCACTGCCTGTAGAAATATAGGGATATGCTGCTGTCAATGCAGATCGAATATTGTAGATGCTGATAGGATAGACTTTGCCTCCACGCACATGACTGTCAGCTATGACTGCGTTGCTGCCGCCCTGACTGTCATTGATATTTCTATATACCGTACTCAACCCGTTGCTCAACACTGCTGTATTGGCAGCAGATCCTATCTGCAGATTCAATTCATGCCACCATGGCTGTATCACAGTCAGTATCTGATCTGGCGTGCTATATCCAGTAACTAGACCATTTATGATGTTAAGACTGGGAGGATTTGGTATATTAACAAAACTGTCAAACGTCACAGTGCCCGGTTCTCTAACACGCAAATTGCTAGTATCAGCACTCCATCTATCACGCAGGGATCCTGTCAAAGGTATAAAGGCATTGAAATATTGATTGCTGTATACCTTGAGGACCGATAGTGAAAATTTCTGTACCAAATATTCGTGTCCATCAAATGCAGTTATCTCAAAATACCAAACTTTGTTTACTGCTGTATACTCACAGAATCCTTCTATCAATCCAGAAGTTGTGCCCAGCATGAGGTGTGGTGGCAACAGACCACCTGTGACATTATAAATCACAGTCTGATTTCTGTTACTTGTGGCAGTTACCTTAATAGCCGCATACACCCCCTCGGTGATCGAACCAAGATCACTGGGTGTTACCCAGTAAAAATCCGCTGCCAAAATAGCAGGTCGAACTATTATACTGAAGGTACGTTCACTGGTACCATTGATACTGGTAGCCGATACAGTGAAATAGAATATTTCGATAGACATGGTATTTGGCAATTGACCAAACAGCAGCCCCGACTCAACTGGAGGCTGAGGTGTAGCCAATCGCAAGGTAAATCCCTGAGAATATGAAACCAATCGATATGCTATAGAATTTGCAAACGGATCTTCTGCCAAAAGCGTGTATTCTACAAAATCATTGCCATAGTAACTGCCAATCTCACCAGACTTGGTGATCCAACGTGGTGGTCCCGGGTTAGTCACTACACTTACACTGACAATGATATTGCTGTCACCGCCTGTGCCGCTGTCTGTGGCACGCACTAGAGTATTCACCACGACATTGCTGGTCAAAGACAGAGCATTTAATGTGAAAATACCACTGCGGTTTCCGATGGTGGCTAATGTGGGATTATTTGGCAAGTCATAGATTATATGATCGCCGGTGGATGTAGTTGCTGTTAAAGGATAACTGATAATCTCAACGTTGCTCTGATAGCCGAGAAATATTGGTTGACCTTGCCAACTTGGTGCAACCACCAATGGCGTCAAGGTGATCATAAATGTACGATCGCTCAAACCACCGTTGGTCTGTATGGCACGGAAGGTAAATTTGGCCGTGATCTCAAATGTTGATTCTGTTGCTGCCCCAAAAATATTAATAGTATTGTTGATCTGTAGCCATTGTAGACCCAAAGGCAAGGCTCCATTCAGCAGCAAAACTGTAGTATTGGAATTGGCCCCAAACACGATCTGTATGGGCGTGATATCAAAACTATAATCCTGCGGAAACGTGCCTAGATCAGGCAGAGTAGTCCAAACTGGAAACTGATATGACATAGAATAATCCCAACAATACCATGTATTTATGGACTGTTGGGTGCGCTTTCCAAATCATCAAAGGTGTAGATGATAGTGATGTTGGCTATCCTATCACTGTGCGTGAGTTTTACCAAAACAAGGTCGTTATCATCCCTGAGATATAACTTAGGTCTATAGTCAGAATGGTTGTATCTGGCCGATGAGGTTGCTAGCGGTGATAGAGTAAAGGTGTTGTTGATCCATTCTGTCAAGTCAGTTATGTCTTCGCGATATGCTCGACGGAAAGACACTACATAACGAAACTTGCGATAGATCAGTGTCTCACGTATGACAATTGATGTATTGTCAGTTAGGAACTGCACATGTTCGTCACGGTACGGTGTTGTTATGCACTGCACATTATCTCGCCATTTGTCTAGGCAAAGATCAAAATCGGCACGTTTCTCAAGAAAGATGCTTGATGTTATGGTGATTTCATTGCTTTTTGCCCCTCTAACATGAGAATTGTACATGCGATTGGAAATTTGATTGTCAATGAAAAACTGTTTGGCATTATCAACGGTATAACCTTGGTAATAATTACGATCTCTCTTATCAATTAAACGCGAGATCAATAACTTATAGGGATATTTCTTATAGAATAATTTGCTGGTATATTCACGTAACATATAAGCATTATATCTTGCTGAGGTGGTTACCGCAAATCATGCCTTGGCAAGAGCAAAACTAGTACCGCAACCACAGATATCCACTGCCTGAGGATTTATCCAAACTAGATAACTTTCTATGATTGTGGTCTTGAGATCCAACGTACTGCCAAGAACATGCATTACACTTTCTGCAGCAATGCAGATACCGCCGCCCGGCCAACGTATTACTTCATCCATTTTTTTCACCTTGTCAGCGGTGATTACTGAATATTCATAACTGTGTCCACTGCAGCCACGATTGTTGACTTTGATCGAAACCAACTGATCTTCACAACCGCATCTCTGGTTTAGATATTGTCTCGCTGATTCTGTGATAGTTACTACATCCATAATGTTAATCCCCTGCCAAATGAAAAAACACAAACTTAGTATCAAGGTCATCATAAAACGATGGCCAAATCGTCTGTAGTGCATGTGGGCTGATTTGATAGTATTTATGGTTTTTCTTCTCTCTCACCAGTTTTTTCATATGGAAAAAAGAATAGTGGTGGCGTTTGAAATGGCAAGTCTTTCCGGTCCTAGCCCAGAATGTATAAACCCACTTGTTTTCTTGTTTTTGTCTTATCAGAGCCTTGCGGTCAAGATTTTTTGGTACAGTATTTCCATAGATAAACCATCCCCAGATCTTGTCTGACTCATCAAATTTACAGTGACCAACCCATTGAATGTCATAGCGATGGTTCACTGTTGTACTCCTGAAAGATATCACAAGATAACATGTATGATAGACAGATGTCAAGGTCTCCCGCTGTCTAGTTCAACAAGTCATCCAATGACAGTTGCAAAATTATCAAACAGGCATAATACCGCGCTTCTCAAGAGATATCTTTGTAGAATTTGGTTTGAAATGTGCTTCAAACACAGGCACTGCTAGATATGGATCACAGTTACCGCACACAAATATGTCTAGAGAGACAAAGTTCTTTTCTGGCCACGAGTGGATAGAACAGTGAGATTCGGCCAATATAAATGCACCACTCACTCCTCCACCGGTAAAAGGATGCAGGTATTGTTGTAGTATAGTAGCCCCAGTTGCCAAACATGCGTTGGTCATCACACTTTCAATTACATCTATATGGCCGTGTATGGCACAATCATAAAAGTCAATTAATAGGTGTCTACCGGCATAACAAAATTCACCATCCTGTATGAAAGAGCCAGCATCAGAGTCAACGCAGTAGTTTTGATCCATAATTTAAATCCTTCCAACTTGGAGGTTGTTAACCCACAGCGGGCCTCGCACCCTGTTGGAAGGCAATTTTTGTCGGGGAAACCTCTTGACCCGTTTGGACTATTTATTATTCTTATCAAGAAACCCTGTCTAAGGTTGCTTTTAAAAACCATCTTTGCTTCTTGTGATAATCAAGTCGTTCTGCAATGTAATTCATAACTGCTTGGTCGTCAACCGACTCGGCTATATCAAATACACGATTTAACAGTCCTATCATTCGATTTTGATCCATGTAGAGGCGATAAACGTAGTCCAACTCTTCCATCATTTCTACATGAGGATCTATTATACTATAGATCTGTTGAGTTTTAGGTGTAATAGCCACTGGTTCATCCAATTGCCTGATCTTTTCAGCAATGGTATCTACGTTCTCCCAGAGATTATTGTATTGTTGTTCGAACAACGTATGCAGTTCAAAAAACAATGGACCAGACACATTCCAATGATACGAGTGTGTTTTGGTATACAGCACAAAATTGCTGTTGAGATATACTGTTAAAGCCTGCACAAGATTCACGATCAACTCCTAAATAGACAGACTATTTAGCTGGTGGCGCCTTCTTGCGTCCTGATTTGACCTTGCCATAGAGTTTTGCCATAGATTCGGCACTGTTGCGTTGCGTTAGATCTGCTATCTCTGGGGGAGTTGCATGACTGTCTATCGTAACTTTTTCAGCAGCAGTTTGAGTCACTGCATCGGTTTTTTTCTTGTTTTTTACCACAACTGACTTGCTCTTGGTAACTGGTGTGTCTTTAACCACAACTGGTGTATCGTTGACTACAGATTGTTTAGTAGTAACTGGTTGGTGTGTGGGCGACTGTGGCTTTGGCTCCTTAGGTAAAGTAGGCTCGTCCATTATAACCACACGAGCAAAACCGCGATCTACCATTTCCCTGGCAAGGTTATTACCAACGGTTAAGGTCAGTGTTTCTTTAAAATTTTGTTGTTTTTTGGCCCATATTAGATCATCAGCATGTTTAAGTTTTACTTCACGAAGGAGATCTGAGATGCCAGACAATAGTCCAGGATCTCCAACCAAAGGTCCGTTCTTCTTTTCTGGCCATTCCCTGCTGCTGTATCGTACAAACAATTCGCCCCCATAGACTTTGGCCTTCTTTGCCCTTGGTGCACGATACCAAAACTCTCCTGGAAAAATCTTCAGGTAAAGACGTTTTTTGATTGCATTGCTGGCACTGGGATTACCAGTCCAAGCTTTGCCTGTGATGATACTGATTTCTAACATATTTTGATGTTATGATCGGATCAACGGCAAAGTCAATAAATCCTGTCACCAATCACACCCAATATCCAACTCGAATCCGTTAATGCTGGTGTATCTATAAGGTGTATCATTTTTATGAATTTCTGTTATAAGCCAAACTTGATGCTCGCATAGTTGGTTGCTACATGCAGACAACAGTGAGAAAATCACTAGGCTTGAGAAAGATCGCAACGGAATTCCAACCCCCCGCTATTGCCAACATACAAACTGGGATTTCGTGTATGCTTGTAGAGATTGAGACGCAGTCCACCTGGCAATTCAACTGTGATCATTTCAGCCGTGCTGCGAACCATCTCTGCTGTGACAGATTTCTCGTTGTTGGTGCAGATAACCGTTACCGTGCGATTTTTGTTGAGATTGCGGAATTTACTGGTCATGTGATTCTCCAATAGTCATATCAACGACGTTTGCCAAAATCAGTAGGTTTAAGACTGCCTGCATACATAACTGGACCTTTGTTGTATGTTTGCGAGATATTCAACTTTTTAGATTCAGCCGCACGCAATGCCTCTGCTTCGCGCTCTGCCATGCAAGCGTCCTCTTCGTATGTACGCTGCCACTGACTGTCAAAGATGCTTTTCTTAGCACCCCCGGGAGCGAACCCATTATTGCATTGCGGACCACTACGGTCAATAGTGAGGTAGGATTTAAGCATTTTTGTGCTTGCTGTCTTTCTAGACCTTTGCTCTGGGTGAACCCCGTTCTTGCGCTGCCATGCTTCGTGCTCTGCTTGTGCTTTGATCTGTCTTGCTGATGGTTTTCGCTTGTTCTTATCAGTATTCAATGTAGTCAAATACGGAGGTACCATATGCATTGTCATGTGAGCATGTTCCTTTGTTCAACATTAACATGGGATCTAATGCCTGTCAACAGCCGCAAATCCTATCTTTCCACAGTGGGGCGAAACTCAACCATAGCGTCACTTCGCACGGAGGTCTTTATGCCAAAAAACCGCTATTCCCATATCGTCCAGGTTGGTACACAGACGTTGTTTGTCAAACAGATCTTGGTCAACTGCTTGAAACAATGCAACACATCCCGGATGAGCATTGGTATCATGTAGGATAACTACACCATGAGGACTGAGAAGGTCAACATATCCCCAATCATTTACACAGGTGTGAACACTGTGCCAGCCATCAATCATCAAAAGATCTATTTTATGCATATTGATAGATCTCATTTTGCTTCTAACAGCAACTTTGTCATGACTATTGACTTGTAGTGTATAGATATTGCGGCCAGCGTCGTCTACATAACTTTTATCTTCGATGTCTACTCCAAGATACCTGCACGATAGTGGTTTGCCCGTTAATAATACATCAGTAATACTGCGGTCACTGTTGCGATGAACACCTATTTCCAAAATTGATTGACATTGTTCTCCCAATTTATCCATCACATTTCTAACCACCTTTAGATTTTCATCACTGATTTCAGTGCGACTATCTGGCCAACCCCAGTTGGGCGCATCTTGGTCATTGCTGCAATGGGGTTCAAGGTTGGGAAAAAATTTTAAGCCATACAACATAGTAGGCTGAGGAGTAATATGATTAGATGTAAGTTCAAACGGTGTCATAGACATCTCCAAATTATAATAATTCCAGGTTTAATAACAACTCAACTGCCAAAAGACTGCCAAAATTCCAAAAGTTTTTCTACAGTTGTTGTATCCAACATGATCTCTGCATGATTTGCAGGGATTTCATGCAGATCTCCAAATTTCACAGCGCGTTGGCTACGCAAGGTGACAACGCCGTCCGAGTCTTCCCACATGAAAGGATTGAAGCCTTTGGTACTGATCAAATGCTGCACAGGTTTATCTATGGTCTTTCGACGCAGATTTGATACAAATTCACCATGACTGGCTATATCTTTGATAAATTCACTGCGGCTCCAATAGGCCTGTATTAGGTTTACATCGACACCGCCAATGGGAGTGGCAATAGTAGTTATGCTGCGTACCCACGGTTGTTCCGACAATGCTAATGCTATTAGTCCGCCCATGCTGTGTCCCACAACATGTGCATGATCCGGTGGTTCAATAGAATTGATGATTTTTGCTAATCCAGCAGTTTCGTTCTCATAGTCGAGGAAATGCCAATAATAATCCTGCCCCGCTTGGTTCTTCACATAGTTAAATATTCTTGGCGATGAAAATGCGCCATGAATAGCAAATATATCTGTAAGTTTGGTATTATTCACCAACATTCATATATGCCCCGCATATCCATGGCCTCTAATTCCTCAGTGCTGCAGCCTCGAGATTTGGTCTTGCTATCTGGATCAAACCAAAGTCGGTCTATGTAAAAGGTATCATGCGGCCTTCCTATGGTATACTTCTTATCTAGATTTTTGTATGAATAATCCATGAGATACTCAAATGCTGTGTCAGCGGAACAGTTGGTAACCCATCTCTTATACAAATAATCCATATTGGCTTTTAATTTTTTACCATCGTAGACAATGTTGCGCCAAACAACACACAAAATGCTACCATTGCCCATGATTGAGTTTCAATTGCAGTCAGCATGATATGTACCAAATACATCAACGAAGAAAGATAGATGACTTTTCCAAACATTTTCATTTGCATGCCTTTATGATATGTATAGACTAACTTTGTGCCAGTGGCGATGTCAACCGGCACAAGGCACTAAATAACTACATGCGAATGATGGAATTGATAAATGCTGCTGATCCAGCAGCAGTATTGGTAGATTTTATGGAATTTTCCTGCAAATCGCTTGGACTAGACACAGTTCCAAAAGTTATCTTGTTGAACAAACCAGTATCAAATAGCCCTTACAATAGTTTTGCTGCCTATCGACCTGGTACTGGCAAAATCATGCTGTATGCCAGCAACCGTCATATATTAGATGTTCTTCGAAGCCTCTGCCATGAAATGGTACATTTTCGCCAGGACTTAAACAATGAGTTGAATGATGAGTCTGGTGTCACTGGCAGTGCGCATGAAAACGAGGCTAATGCCCTGGCAGGACAAATTATGCGTAATTACGGCCGTTTACATCCAGAATTGTTTTGATTTCAGCAATAAATAGGCCAGACATTCAAGGACGAGCACATGGCCGATGGCAATTTTTCCACAGTAAATGCCAACATTGTAAATTCAAATCGTGTAAATGCTGATAGAATAGAAGCCAACAGTTTTGGTGGACGAGGCGGCGGCGGCGCAGTAATAACCGCTGACAGAATAATTCTAGGCGGCTGGACATTTCAAGCCAAAGGAGACGGTGTTTATGTCACCACCCCCAGTGGTATTGAAACCAAGATGGAATTGATAGATTTTCGACAAACGCCTGTACCTGCTACGGCTCCGCTGGCACTGCAAACAGCACAGGTTTCAGTTCCTGCATACAATATTGGACCCAGTAAAAATGCCACTGGCCCAACAGGCACCACTGTCTAACGAGCCATAAATAACATATGACTATAGCAATACCAAATACAGGCAGTTCCATCCGTATGGGTGCTGTATACAATGCCTATTACGTTCCAGCTGGCGGCGTTCCGTCGGCTGGCAGCAACATAGGACTGCGTGCTACTTTGGGCAGTAGAATAGGTATTACCTCAGGTCCAATCTCTCTGAGTTCAAGTTTTGGAGGCAGAACTGGCCCATACGACTATCAGGGCGGTTGAGATTGATTTCAAATCTGTATTTGTCTATAGTCAAAAAAAGGATCGATAGCCATGAACATTTCAGAAATAACCGAGGCTCTTGACAATTTTGCAACAGTAGAGCAGTCTAATTTTGAATTTGAAAACTTTTTCCTTGACAACTATCCTACCAAGGCTAGGCAATTAATTGCAGTGATGCTAGACATGGAAAAAACACATGCAGAACTGTTAGATCTCAAAAATGAGCTAGCAATTGCGGATAAACCTGGTGTTAAAATTCTGTTGCATCGTGCTGTAGATAGCACTGATAAAAAATTATCTAGACTTTATGAATGGTATAGTGCTATTCCATCACAAGATCGCACGTCAATCTTGGAAAATTTTGAAAATGAAGAGCCCGAATATTGGTCACATGTTCTAGGTCGCAAGACAGCTTTGGAAATATTATCAAACCAGCGTACCAGCAATGCTACTATGGATGCTATGACCAAACTACCGGTAGATGATTTTGAAGAAGCAGTGAGAGTCTGTATAAAATATACCGCATTGATTAGACATACATCAGAATCGGTGGAAAATTCAATGGAAATGAGTGTCCTGGGAAATCCGCAGGGATAATTCCATATGAAGATCAACCAAAGATTGGCTAAAAATACCAGTATAGCTATATGTGTACCCTGCAGGGATCAGGTACAAACCCTGTTTACCTATAGCCTGGCACAACTTTTGCAATATTGCCACCAAATTAAACTGCCGGTTAACCTTTTTATGCAAACTGGCAGTTTAATTTCCAGACAACGACAGGAATTGGCTTCAGCAGCCATAGAATCACAAGCAAGTCATATACTTTGGCTAGACAGCGACATGACATTCAGTTCAACTATGGCAGAAACTCTGTTGGAGCATGATCTAGATATTGTTGCCTGCAACTACAGCACAAGATCATTGCCTCTCAAAGGGGTTGCCTATGCCAAAATAGGTGACTGGAACAGTTGGATCAAACCAATAGAGACTAAACCTCGTTTGAGAGCAGTAGAAGGTGTTGGTATGGGCTGCATGCTTACTAAAACATCACTGTATTCTAAGATTGACAAGCCTTGGTTTGAAGTATCTTGGGTAGAGGAATATAATGATTTCATTGGCGAAGATTTTTATTTTTGCACGTTGGCTAGAAATGCTGGCTACAAAATTATGATTGACACAGTGGCCAGCAAAAACCTTAGGCACATAGGCAACAATGAATTTGATCTAGCACGGGCCACGGGCTGGCCATAAATATCTCATGCCCGACACTCCAATTCTTGTTGAAATCTACCCAGTGGCCAATGTTACCACACAGTTGTATACAGTTCCAAATCTTCATACCACATCGGGCACTGTGTTTGCAATGAATCAAGACAATATCAATGATCATGTCAGCATTGGTTTGGTACCAAACCAATTTGCCATATCGTCCAACAGTTGGATAGCCTACAATACTGAGATTTACCACGGGCAAAGCCTCTATCTTCAGCAGATTTTCCTTAATTCGGGCGATCAGATCTGGGTCAACAGTGTCAATGGTACTAGTAATTTCATCTTCAATGGCACATTGGATCCAACTACTATCTAGACTACAGGTTTTCCATCACTGACAAATTCTAACATGCCAAATTGCAAGCGATAGGTGCCGCGACGGTTTCTCTTTTCCAATTCCATAACAAAGCCAGTTGGCAGTTCAACCTTGATCTTGAATTCATCCTGTTTGATGATCTGAGCTTTTACTCGACGGTGTGCGTCCGTACATTCAACGTAGACTCGGTTTTTTTCAACAACGCTGCGTCGGCCCATGTTAAAATCTCCAAACTTATATACTAATATTATTATGCAGGTTTGTAACAAATTTGGTCAAATTGGTAAATAATATCATGAGATTACATGCCCTAACAGAAGCACAAGACCATCTGACATTAGTCGACCTTCCGTATGCCTTAGATGCATTAGAACCAATAATGCATCGCAAGGTGGTCGAATTTCACTACAAGGTTCTCAGCAAAGGATATGTAGACCGTTACAACTCAGGTGAAGGTGATCCAGATTTCAATCGTGCTGGTGCACTGTTGCACAATTTATGGTGGCCGCAGCTGATGAAACCACGTGTAAACAATCTACCCAACGGTGAAAGCCGCAAGTTGATTGAAACAGTCCATGGCAGTTGGGATGAATTCAAAGACAAATTCACCGACACAGCCCTAGCCCTGCAGGGCAGCGGCTGGTGTTATCTAGCCAAAGACGGCAGCATCAAAACGCTGAAAAACCAAACTTGGCGAACAGATGTAGTACTACCAATAGATTTGTGGGAACATTCATACAGTCCCTTCACACTGCGCAAAGACTATCTCAAGACCATATGGCGTATTATCTCATGGGATGTTGTCAACCAACGTCTTTGACGTTGTTGAATGTCTTTGGTACAGGCATAGGTCTAACCTAGATGATTTGATGTCTCGTGTTGGATCATACGGCGATAATCCATCATTTTTTGATCTCAACCAGATCTCTTCATCGCCGCTGCCAACTCAATTATTGGTCTCATGTTGCAGGTACATTTCTAGATGTCCCAAAACAATTTAAACCAAACCAAATTAGATTCTTCTATGAAACCAACAGCTACTCTGTTGTCAAAACTCCAACTAACATCCCAGTCCCAGTCAACACCCTGCTGACCAACATGTTCTTCAAGCCACGGCAGCCACCAGATTAAATCATCTGGTGGCGCAATCATGCCGGAGAAACGCCAATTCCACTCAACTGGCCACGGTAGTGTCACAACATGTACAAATTTGTCATGCATTATCCCTGCAGTGCCAATTCCAACTCTTTCATGTTTTCAGGACTTTTCAAACGACGTAGTGCCTTGTCTTCAATCTGCCTAATGCGCTCGCGAGTGACATTGAACCTCTTGCCAATCTCTTCCAAAGTATGCTCGTCCATAGTTCCAATACCAAATCGCATGCGGATTACACGTTCTTCTCTGGTACTAAGCGTGCCCAGTGTTTCACCAATTACCTTGGTAATATCTTCACAGTTGATCTTTTCAATTGCGTCAACAGCATTGGTGTCTTCAATATAAGCTCCGATGCTGCTGTCCTCGTCATCGCCAACTGGCGTCTGCAGGCTTATTGGATCTTTGGTCAACTGCAGCAGTCGACTGATCTTCTGCGGATCCATGTCCAGCAATCTGCCCATTTCGATTTCGTTTGGCTCATAGCCGTGTGCCAACACATGATCCTTGATAGTTCGTTGTATACGTTTTACTGAATCTAACACATGGCTGGGCACACGGATGGTCTTGCTGTGTTCAGTTGTGGCCTTGATAATAGCCTGGCGAATCCACCAGGTAGCATAGGTACTGAACCTGTAGCCCAAACGCCATTTGAACTTTTCAACGGCTTTGATCAAACCAATGTTGCCTTCCTGCACAAGATCCAAAAGTGTAGCAGGGTTGTTTTGATTATAGCGTTTGGCTACTGACACTACCAGTCGCAAATTGCTGGTCACCATACGCTGAATGGCTTCTTCTTTGATTTTAGCCTGTGCTCGCAGATCTCGCACAGTTTCGCGCAGGTCCCTAAGGCTCATTCCAGTCGCAGATGTGATGTTGACAACCTGCTCATGAAATTTTTCCATCTTTGCCGCATGACTTGCCACCATGGTAGCGTGGTTTTTACCGGTTTTCTTGAAAATCCAATCAATGCCATCTGCGGCCATATATTCACGTAGCCATTCATCGCGTTTGATACCGCAGATTTCTGCCAGTCGCAGCATCTCCCCATCGATGCTGACCACTTGCTTGTTATAGACTATGACTTGTTCCATGAGATGGCTCAAACTTGCTGGATTTAATGATAATTCATTAAATTGTTCAACCAGTTGCGCTCGCAACTCCTTGTCATTATTCTTTGTTTGGTATTGAGTGCAGAGCAGTTTAATCTTATTGAGTTGGGACAAGAATGCCGGGCCTATTTCATCATTTGCATCCAGTTCAATGTCAAAAACTTCAATAGCATCCTGTCCGTTGACTATAGCCGCATCAATCCATGATGTAATAGTAGCAATAGTCAGTGGAATTCCCAGTAGTCTATCTGTGATTGCCTGCTTGCTCTCCTCAATTGCCTGGCTGATTTCAATTTCCTGCTTGTGAGTAAGCAATGGTGCCTTGCCAACGTCCCGAAGATACAGTTTGATTGGATCCTGATAGCCGTCATTGGTTGGCTTTGAACGCAGAGTGTTTTGTTTCATGTTTAGGCTTCTCCTAGTTGAGGCAATATGCCAACATAACATGCGATGGGTTCTTGTCAAGCAATCTTTTGATTTTTCACAACATCGATTAATTTCTTGATTTGAGTTGAGCTGCAACTTCTTCAATATGCACAGGCGTAAATGCCACTTGTTCGCAACTGACATTAAAATACCTAGGATCTGGCAGGAGATTCTGATGGATATGTCCGTGAACGTTCCACTGCAGTTGGAATTCAAGATTGCTGGTATGCAGAGGCACGTGAGTTAGCACCATATTGAATTCTCGAAATTGTCTCCAAACCGTAATTTTTTCAAAGTGCTTTTGTAGATGTTGATCTTTAGCATTGTCATGATTACCCAGGATCAGTCGCTTGTGACCTTTAAGTCTAGGCAATAGTTGATGTCCTTGACCAAAATAAACATCACCTAGATTGTACACCTTATCAGAGTCTTTTACCACACTGTTCCAGCAATCAACCATGTGCTGATCCATTTCTTCAAGACAGGAAAACCTAGACCCTCGGATCAAATTGCCATTGGTATCAACAAACTTGAGTATATTTGCATGTCCAAAATGACAATCGCTGATTAACCAAATATTTCCTGCCACTTGCTCACTCCTTGGTTAGCGGAAATTTACTACCTAGACCATAAAAAAATTATATGGTCTAGGTATAAACTGTCAAGCAATTTGATTGATCAGGGCTCGGCAGCGGCATTCTTGCTGGTTTGGATTTCAGCGCGGCGTGTTTTGGCCAGTTTGCCAATCTCGCCCAATGCCTTGCGAGCACGAGCAGCCGATGCTTTGATACCCTTTTCTTCAAATTTTGCATGTTCAACCATATATGCATTGAATTTCTCAACGATTTGATCATGTGTTGCCATAATAATGTCCTCCTTAAGTGACAGGATTACTTATCTTGGTTATAGCCACAAAATTCTGTATTCATAGCAAAAAACCCACTGTGAACTACCTATATGACAGGTCAGTTGAAGTTCACCTCAATATCAGTCAATATGAGACCTTGGTGATCGTGATATTATCACGTCAACAGTGCATGATTATTAGGATATAATTCTGCCGACTGTTATAATAGATTCAAATATCGAATGCAAAATCACAACAACTCTGGATATTAAAATGGCAACTTTGATACCTGAAAAAAATAAACCCAATTCATTTATAGATAAAAACCTGTATGATTATGAACGCCTAGAACATCTAAACCCCAAAAATAAAAACTGGTTTGTTGTCAACTGGTGCCTTGGCAGTATCTGCAATTTTAGTTGCAGTTATTGCCCAACTACCCTGCACGACGGTATGCACAAATGGCATAACACCAACAGTGTCAAAAGTTTTGTGCAAAAGATCAAAATGGTGCATCCAGATAAGAACATCTATTTTGAATTTACCGGAGGTGAAGTGACCCTCAACAAAGATTTTATCGAAATCTGTCAACACTGCACAGAATCTGATGTCAAAGTTGGATTCATCAGCAATGGCAGCCGAACACTGCGTTGGTGGGAAGAAAACAAAGGTTACTTTGACACTGTGTTATTGAGTTATCACAGCGAATTTGCAGATTTTGATCATTTCTCAAAGGTGGTAGAAACCCTACATAACGATGTTAGAGTACATGTAAACGTTATGATGAAGGCTGAAAATTGGGATCGATGTATGGATCTAGCACATCGGATAAAAACATTAGGCAACTGCAGCATAGCATTACAACCGTTGGCACACGACCTCAATGGCGAATTATATCCTTATTCGGAAGGTCAACTGGCCATATTACACAATCAGCATGCATTGATTGGCACACACGTCAAATACACTAAAAGTTTTGAGGTCTACAGGGGAGCAATGAAAACTGTTGATATCAACGGTGTAGAATCTCCTAGAACAGCTCATAGTTTCATCAGCAAGAATACCAACAACTGGCAAGGTTGGGACTGTTATGCGGGAGTAGAACAACTGATAGTCGACATGGACGGTGGCATCTGGAGAGGTTGGTGCCGGGCTGGGGGGCGCATAGGCTCAATTGATGATCAGAATCTACAATTACCTATCAATCCAATCACATGTGACAAAAACAGATGCCATTGCAATTATGACATAATGAGTACCAAGGTATACAAGAGCGACATTCAACATGGATGATGTTAATACCAACAAGCAGTTTAGGATTTACGATCATAATGGCAAGTATATGCGCTTGTCAGTTGATGAAGTAATTGCACGAAATCTAAACAAATGGCAAAACTGGAAATGCTCAGCTGGAGCAAAGGGTCTTTATATCGACTATGACGGTAATTTATGGGTATGTAACACAGCAAGTTCTAACTTCGGCAGATTTAACCTAAAAGGTTGGTTGGATCTGCTGCAGAAAGAAGGTAGAGGTGTTGAGGAGTGGTGGCCGGGACGGCCGTCACTTGTCGAAGAATATAGAAAAGGTCCCGATGCCTATGTTCGTAAATTGCCAATTAGTAGAATAGGTGATCCAGAATTGCAGGGATTTATTGGTAATATAGACGAAGGATTTCAATTGCCAACCAGTTGGTATGACTGCGCATGGAAGTCCTGTGCCTGTGGGGCTGATGTAATACTGTCAAAACATCAAAAACCAGAGCATCAACATCTGCTAGCTGTGACAAATCAAGGTTGGCACGGACGTGATTCGACCAAACAGAATCTCCTTGACACTATTGACGAGCCTGTGGCAGTTGAAATGAATTTTCAAATCCCATATCAAATTCTATGGGATCTAGGAAGAAGATGCAATTACGATTGCTCATATTGCTGGAGTTATGTTCACAACAGGACTGACCCGCACAAGGACTATCATGTATTGATCCAAACTGTGGACAAAATAATCAATGAATGGTCCAAGGGGGAAACCATAAGATGGAATTTTGGCGGCGGCGAGCCAACCTTGCATCCACAGTTTTTGGACTTGCTAAAGCATCTCAAAACCAAAAATCAATGGACTATGGTCACCAGCAATGGTACCAGAGATCATAGATATTGGGCAGAGGCTGTGAAAAACCTCAACAGTATCAATCTCAGTGCGCATTTTGACGGTTTGCGAGATGGAGATGATGAAGATAGGTTTGTAAAAAATATCAACGTCATATGTCAGCATTTTGACGAACATGATGATGATCATTGGTTAGAAATCAAACTGATGTCACCTCCTCAATACTTTGATAGAGCACTTGGTCTCAAAAAGAAGATCTTGGATCTTGGTACCATGGATAAATTTGGAGCCAACAACAGAATTAAAGGCGTAGTAAGCATGGTACCTATTCGCAGTCTCGGTGACAGCGGTCAGTTAGTGGAGTATACCAACAAACAATTGGAAATTTTCAGCAATCAATGACAAAAACATTCTGTCCAATACCTTGGAACCATCTAGCCATACAACAAAATGGCAATCTACGGCAGTGTTGCCAAATGACAAACGCACCGTTTGGCCACTTCATGGATGGCGATCAGGCCATACGATTTGATGCGGACAACATTGACACCATACGCAACCACCACAGCATTAAAAACATTAGATCGGCCATGCTCAAAGGTCAAAGGCCAACGGCTTGCAATTTGTGTTGGGCCGAAGAAGATTCGGGTATTGTCAGCAAGCGTATGTCAATGAATGAAATTTATCCTGCCGATCAATATCTTGCAGCAACCAAATCTGACGGCACTATTGATATAACAGCGTCCCCATTAGCGTATCTTGATCTAAGACTGGGTAATCTCTGCAATTTGAAATGTCGCAGTTGCGGCCCAACTGACAGTAGTCTCTGGGTGGAAGATCATGGGAATCTATTAACAGAACAGGACTCACCAACGTTTAACTTCTATGGTGCAAATACCTACAAAATTCAAAAAAATGGTTCATCCTGGAAAATTGACTCTGATGACTTCAACTGGCATCAAAGTGATGAATTCCATGAATGGTTAAATGGACAGATAGTGAAAAATGTTACGCGCATATATTTTACAGGTGGTGAACCAACTGTAAACAAATATCATGTACAAATTCTTGAGGAAATAATAGCACTTGGAAAATCTCATTCTATAACACTTGAATACAACAGCAACATGGTAGCCATCCCCCAGTCTCTGCTGAAACTGTGGAAGAACTTTTACGCTGTCAACATAGGGGCCAGTATTGATGCTATCGGCAGTCTTGCATCATATATACGTCACCCAGGAAGGTGGCCAGACGTTGAAAAGAATTGTGATTCTATAGGCTATGGACAGATTCCCCAGATAAGCTGCGGAATAGCCACAACCGTCAGCGTTATGAACATACGGCATTTCATAGATTTGACAAAATGGGCTATCTCAAAGCAGTTCACAAGCATACGCAGCATTCCGTCCTGGCATGTCCTGCATGGCCCAAAATACTTTTCCATTCAAGTATTACCAAAAGAAATTAAATCTTCTATTGAACAAGAATATCACCAATTCTATAATTGGGTGTCTGAAAATTTTGGAGAAAATGACAGAAAAAACATAGAGCAATACTATTCCGGTATAATAAGATTCATGTGGCAGGAGGATCTTACCAAATATCTTCCACAGTTGAAGAAAACTCTACACAAGGTAGACAAACTAAGAGGCGAAAACTTAGCTGACCAAATACCTTGGCTAGATGAAATACTTAAAAAAGTCTAAAACAAGCAGTTCACCTAAGTGTAGCTATTTTTTCCTTGCCCTGCGACCAAGCAGCTACGCCCAGTATTGCCCCAAATGCCAAATGTATAATACCTCCATTTGACAGCGTTAGGCTTTGCCACGCAATATAATTAGTGACAATTCCATCTTTTTTGTAAAAAACTGGTAGAATCATGCTTAAGAATGGAAATCCTATGAAATCCATAAAACACATCAACATATACAACCAACCCATGGCCGGACGCCAATAGGCTTTAACCCAGTGTTCTTCTTCCTTTTTTATTTGATCAGCTACAATTTCTTGATCAATACCAGTTTGTGCCAACCCCACACTGGCCTGCGCCTGTGCAGCGGCTGTTATAGAGCTCATCTGCAGATTCTGTTGATTAATCATTGCAGAACCTATGCTGCTACAACCTGTAAAGGCCTGAGGTGATGTCTGTTGAGGCATTTGTGGCGGCATTTGTGGCGGCATTTGTGGCGGAGATAGTGGCGGTTGTTGAGGCATTTGTGGCGGCAGTGTCGGCCACGGCACTGATGTCTGTTGAGATGTTGGTATAGATGACATTGGTTGTGGTGTAATAGGTAGTGGTGTAATAGGTAGTGGTGATCCAATTTCATCCAATGCAGCCCGACGGCGAGGCAATGGTTCGTTATCGTCGGGAAGCATGTGCGATCTCCTCCAGTAGTTTAAACTATATGTTTATTTAGATGGACAATCGCACAATAATATGGTTTGTTAATCCATCTCATTGAGCATCTGTATGCGTTGTGAGATTTTTATAATATACGATGACTGCCTGTTGTTCTTGAATATATCTACGAAGATCTGCTAGATTCAAACTGAGATTTTCATAATCGGTAGTGGTGATTGCAATAAACACCGGATTGATATTGCCTTGTGATTTAGATATAGATTGCAGAAAACTGTCTAAATTATCTTTGTTGACCACTTTAAAGGTTACTGTGTTGAATCTCACCGGAGCGGGGTCAATAGGTTGAGCGATCATGATATCTATTGGTTTTGAAACAACATTTATAGTCGAAGGTGTTGAACCAAATGGCCAAACGGCGCAGGCTGATACCAACATACACATGCTGAAGATTGCAATCAGTCTATGAATCATTTTTCATGGCCTTTGGCAGTCACCGGCGGATGTGGCGGCGGTTGATAATTCAAAGGTTTACTGGGAGCAGTTGTTGATGATTGGTCAGTAGCCCTTGTTAGTTTAGAAATGTCGTCAAATGCACGAGAAGTTGCGTGATTGATGCGTTGTTCAAGATCTGCAGCATTGGCACGAGCCATGGCTGCTAGATCCTTTTGTCGTAGTAGATCCTGTAGATTTCTGCGTTGAGTTTCGGCATCAGCAACGCTCTTCTGCAGTACAGTGAATTGTTGAACCTGTGCTTTGGCTGCTGCCTGTTGTGCTTCAATTGTGCTTTTTTGTTCAGCAGCTACCAATTCTAACTTGATATTATTAGCGTTTAAAGTGTTGATAATATTTTGATTATAATCAAAATAAAAGTAGCCACCAATTGCTCCAATTAGTAGCAAAAAAAATTCAAATACCGCGATCTTTCCAAACATAATATATTTATCTTAAATGTCAACGACAAATTAGGTCAATTTCAAAATATAATCACTCAACAGACGTGCCGCATTTGACTTTTTTACTTTTTGTTAAAACACCAAAATCCACTGACCATTCGTGGCCAACGGCCAATTCGCTAGCATCAGATGGCAGACCAAAAACAATCCCGGTGATCTGTTGGACCTGAGCAAATGGCATGCGAAATTTGGTGAGATCATTGCCAAGATTTGGGTAAGGGGTAATATGTGGAATAACCCAGGCTGCTATCTGTTTGGTGTTGTCGTCTATTACAATTTTGTACATGGCATGTGGGACAACCACACCGTGTCCTATGGTCCTGTCCCCTGGCCCATATATGTTGCCCACATATATCGTGAATGTGTGCCCAGTTTCAACAGCCCAACCACGCACTGAAGTTTCTAGGAGTTTCCAAATGCCCCGGTTGAATGACGGTGCCTGTGGCGACATGTTGGTCATTAAGAAACTTTCTGTTTCAGCCTGTTGATCAAAACTCATATCTCCGTCGCTGACATTATGTCCTTGGTCAAAACCAGATCCTGCATAGTCTTGTGGTGTAGCACTGCCAGGCATGCTTTGGTCTGCGGCAAATGCATTTGAACGAGGCAAACAGCCCAGAGCATGCTCAGGTGTTAAAGTATAAACGACCCACAGAGGTATTTTAGCTATTGGATCAACAAACACAGCATAGGCATGACGGCATAGAGTCACCCCATTGTGCGCAATCTGCGGAAAACCCCACGGAGCCTGTGACGAACAAGCAGCAATTGGCTGTGCAGGGGCTTGTTGGTTTGCCAAGGCTGGATATATGGCTAGAAACATCAACGCAGCAATGGCAAAGATTTTTTTCATCAAGTGGCCTCAGTCTTTCATTTAACTATTTATCTTCGAATCATCACTAGATATAGCAGTAATAAATACACTATAATGTCAGCATTTCCCGCAAATCCATTTGATGGCCAAATCTACAGCATAGGCCCAAGATCCTGGACATGGTCGTCAATACAACAGGGTTGGTTATTGAACAACAACGCCGCAACAGGCCCAACCGGAGTAACTGGCCCGCAGGGTGTACCAGGTGTGTTGTTGACTACACTGGTCGTTAATAGTTTTATAGGTGACGGTAATACCGTTGTATACACACTGACAACCCCTCCCCAAAGTGTCTATAACACCATATTGAACGTTGACGGGTTGGTACAGACACCAAATATCAATTATACTATTAGTGGCACAACTTTGACATTGGCGGCGCCCCCTGTAACCAATGCCACGATAGATATTACAATATTTCTAACAGGCGCGCCTGTGACAGGACCAGCGGGCGGAATAGGCCCCACTGGCTACACAGGACCAACAGGCAGTAGAGGACAAGCATCAACTATAACCGGTCCAACTGGTTGGACTGGACCATCTGGTGGCCCCACAGGCAACACAGGGCCAACTGGTCCTCTGGGCGGACCATCTGGTGCTACCGGCTCAACGGGTGCCACTGGACCATACGGCTGCAGCGGGTACAGTGGGTTTTCAGGATTCAGTGGCTTAATCGGCTGTTCTGGTTTGAGCGGCTTCAGTGGGTTTTCAGGATTCAGTGGCCTAATCGGCTGTTCTGGTTTGAGCGGCTTTAGTGGGTTTTCAGGATTCAGTGGCTTTGGTGGGTGTAGTGGTTACAGCGGCTACAGTGGGTGCAGTGGTTACAGTGGTTACAGCGGCTACAGCGGCTACAGTGGGTGCAGTGGTTACAGCGGCTACAGTGGGTGCAGTGGTTTTAGTGGGCATTCGGGATACAGTGGCTATGGAGCAACTGGTGCCACCGGAGCAGCCAGTACAGTAACAGGTCCAACAGGCCCTACAGGTCCAAGCGGTACTGCTGGATCAACTGGAGCGACTGGTTCTACAGGTGCAGGTGCCACAGGCCCTACGGGACCTATACCAAATAGTCCTCCAGTGAGTGGCAGTGCTTATCAAGCAGTCGGTACGATCTCAATACCAGGTAATACACCAGTTATAGTAGTAACGTTTACATTACCAAGTGCGGGTACCTGGGATGTGAGTTATTGGATGCGTGCACAAAGCACAAACGCTGCATTTGCAGGTGAGTTTGCGCTGTATGATCCAACTGGTACACTTGTTCCCAACAGCGCAATACTCAGTTATTATAACACTACTGTGGCTTCGCAAAGCAGTACAGGCACCGGCCGCATAATACTTACTACTACCGGTAGCGCAACCTATACCATGCGAGCATTTGCAAGTACAGGCAGTTATAGCAGCTTTATTGACGCCAATGGAACTACCGGTGTCACTTGGGTTCAACTTACTGGAGGCTACGTAGGGGCCACCGGACCAACTGGCACAGGCGTTACTGGACCAACAGGGGTAAACGGTTTATCAGGTGCAACAGGATCAACTGGTCCAACTGGGCCAGCAGGCGGCGGTGGCACGGGCAACTACAGCAACACCAACGTGGCCAGCTATCTCAGCGGCCCAGTGGTCATAGGCAATCTCAGCATAACCAACACAACGCCGGCTACAAGCAGCACAAGCGGTGCGCTCACAGTAGCAGGTGGTGTGGGTATAGTTGGAAACCTCTACGTTGGCAGCAACATAGTTGTATCAGGCAACATCACAGCTGCAAACATCAACGGCAACATCAACATCACAGGCAATGTTACAGGTACTAGTAATAATGTACAGCTAGTTGCTGGATCATACAGTTGGACGTTTGACAACACTGGCAACCTAACACTGACCAACACAGGTGTGATCGCCACTACTGGCAACACCAACATCAGTTTGGATCCAGCCGGCAGCGGACAGGTAAATGTGTTAGGTAATCTGAGTACACTTGGTTATGGACTATTTACTGGAACATTTAATGAAACGGCCAATGTAGCCGGTGTCTACGTTGGTAATACAGGCACTGGCGGATCTCAAACTCCAAGAGTGTTGTTTGCCAATGGCAATGTCACACAAAACTGGGAAATAGATAATTCAAATGGAGTGTTCCGGTGGTATCAGCCAGGCGTGACCAAGATGACTCTGGATGGCAATGCTAACCTTGCAGTCACCGGCACTCTAGCAGTAACCGGAGCTATAACCACACCCAGCACTATAACCACTCAGAGCACCATAATAGGCAATGCTTCAGTGGCATTCACCGCAGGTTTGGCAGCAGCAGGTAACGTAGCACTGTTGATGAACAGCAACATGGCCGTGCGCGACAACAGCGTCAACTACACAACCATGTACATGGATCTAGGCACTGGTGGATCAGCAGGAGGTGCATTCCAGTTCAGAGGTACAAGCAGTTATACTCAATGGGCAGTGATAGGATCTAATGGTATTACGCTGCCAACTCGTCCAGCAGTGAGAATTACCGCCAGCACCAGCAACAATTTTACTGCTACTACAACAATAACCAACCAGTTGGTGGACTACAACCAAGGTGGATATTACAACAACAGCACAGGAGTGTTCACTGCCCCCATTGCCGGATTGTATCAGGCGTTTATGAACCTGCGCATATCAGGTGGCTCTGGATCTGCTGCTGCTGCTATGAAGAAAAACGGAACTGGCGGCACACAGGTACTGTATTGGGAGACCAGTGCAGGCAATCTCAGCGGGCCCACGCACTGGGGGGTAAGCGGAATACTCAAACTCAATACTAATGATACCCTGCAGGTAGTTGTTACCAACGGTACTATTACCTTTGACAGCAACGACAGTTGGGGTGTTGCCTACATAGGATAAAAGATGATAATCAAAGGTGCAACGTTGAGAAATCTCACTGTTTATGATCAACAGTTTGTTTCAAATGGTCTACAGTTGTACTACAATCCGTCTGTCAGTTATCCAGGTTCAGGTACGTCCCTTAACGATCTGTCAAACAATGGATTCAATGGTACACTGACCAACAGTCCAACCTTCAATGCAACAGGGAATTATTTTACATATAATGGATCTAACACCTACATTTTAACTCCCAGCATGACTAGTGCTTTTATTGGCAGCACTGCTGTCAGCATAGAAATGTGGTTGTATCCAACGGCGGCGGGTTGTGCCATGTTGGAAAATGGCAATACCATACCGGGTACAGGCTGGACTGACAACAATATAGAAATGGGCAACAGTGTTTTGCCTCGAGTGGGGTTTTGGAATGGTGCTGTGGCTGCGGTCACTGCTGGCACTACTACCACTGGTTTAAACAATTGGTATCAGATTGTATTGACCTACAACGGCAGCACCCTACAGGGCTACAACAATGCAGTTGCTGGAACTGGTGGGGCCACAGGCAGACAAGTGCCGTGGCTGTATGGCAATCAGTATTATTTGATAATTGGAGCAGCATCAAATACTAACCTAGGCATATCTAACGCCTTTTGGTCTGGCAGAATTGGTATAGTGCGAGTGTATAATCGAGGCCTCACCGCCCAAGAGGTAGACATAAACTTTCAGACTACGCGCAGTATCTACAAAATTTGACCTGTCAATCTAACATCCTCTGCCAATGCCGCCGGTAAATATCAGAAAGGAGCAATACCATGGCCGTTACAAACAGCACAGGCACTACGGGACCAACCGGACCAACCGGACGTGCCGGATCGCAAGGGAACATAGGCAGCACAGGACCAACTGGTACAGCTGGTCCTACAGGGCCAACAGGTAGATCCAACACAGGACCTACTGGCGTGCAGGGATCTCAAGGATCTCAAGGCAATCAAGGTGTTACTGGCCCTACAGGCAGCATCGGCCCACAGGGTGCAACTGGTGCAACGGGTGTAGCCGGTGCGGCCGGTGCGGCTACTATGACAGGAGCAACTGGCCCTGCTGGTGCAGGCACACTGTCTGCTCGTACCACAATCACTGCGACCACTCCAACAATGTTGGTAAACAACTCCAGTATCATTAGTACCACAGCCTATCATGGTTTCAACATCTATTCTATACAAACCAGTAGTGCTGCTTGGGTTACGGTATATAACACCAGCACTGCTGCAACAGCCGATACCGGCAGGTCAATTTCTATCGATCCTGTCCCAGGTAGCGGTGTAATTGCCGAAGCCATAACAACGGGAGCACAAACTGTCAACTTCACACCCTGTGTTGGCGGTTACCTTAATAATTCTCCGCCAAACACCACTCTTTCAATGAAGGTTGTCAACACTGGTAATAGTGCTGCTGCAATCACAGTCACGTTGACCGTCCTACAGACTGAGGTCTAATATGAATACCAACAAGCGAGTGCTGCTGACCAACAGCAGCAACACCGTACCAAAGGACTCTACCACTGTACCAGCAGATCTTGGCCAGATCGCCACGGCAGTTATGCTGTTGCGTCGGCAGCAGTTTGATGGCCTATCAATGCAACAGCATGCAGATGCCATCATAGCAGGTAAACGCAGTGACACACTCTCTTATTCAGAGTTTGCACAACGTTACAGCAGCAGTGCAGAAGATCTAGAACATGCTGTTGGTTTTGCTAGATATTTTGGCCTTACTGTGATTGAAAGCAGTGCCGCTGCTGCCATGGTAAAGGTCCGCGGTACGGTGAAACAATTAAATACAGCATTTCAAACACAATTGTTGACCATAGAATCCAACGGCAAGACCTGGATGGGCTATGATGGCATCTTGACTATCCCCGAATCACTTTATCAGGTGGTTGAATATGTCATCGGACTCAACAATCCAGCAACCATGCGGCATCTCTTGACCAAACCAAAACAACCAACTGCCGCAGTGTCTGCATCTGCTGGCCTTGCAAGTTTGACTCCAATTCAAGTAGCTGCTGCATATAATTTTCCAGCCAGCAGTGGCTACGGCCAATGCATAGGTCTGATCGAATACGGTGGAGGCTATACTGCTCAAAATATAACCAGCAGTTTTTCGGCCATAGGCCTGTCAAATCCACAGGTGGTTTCTATTCCTGTTGACACAGGCACAAATGACCCATCAGATGCTGACAGTTCTGGTGAGGTCATGCTGGATATTTTCATTGCAGGAGCAGTGGTTCCACATGCAAAGATTGCAGTGTACTTTGGTGCAGGGGCAGGTAATCCACTGCCAGGTCCCAACTGGTATGACCCCATTAACACAGCTATACACGACCGTGTTAATGCACCCTGTGTGCTCAGCATCAGTTGGGGAGAATCAGAAGCGGCCTTTGGCCGTGTCAACATGCAGGCCATGGACATGGTGTTGTCACAGGCTGCGTTATTGGGCATTACAGTATGCGCAGCATCAGGCGACAGCGGTTCAACATGGGATGGTCTAGGTGTTGAAGTCCTATATCCGGCATCTAGCCCCTATGTACTGTCATGCGGTGGAACTTCATTGTTGTTGAATGGCTCGGCCATAGCCAGTGAAGTGGTTTGGAACCAATCACGCGCTCAAGCAGGTGCTACTGGTGGAGGAATCAGCATTTATGAATCCAAACCTCCATATCAAACTGGTTTGACCTACAAACTGTATCCCAGCAATACTGTGACTAGCCTAGCAACACGCGGTGTCCCAGATGTGGCTGGTAATGCAGACCCGTTCAGCGGCTATAGTTTTTACTACAGCAACAGAAATCTAGCAGCATCACAAGTGGGAGGTACCAGTGCTGTGGCACCATTATGGGCTGGTTTGATCGCAAGATTAGTCTGCTTAACTGGCAAAAACCTAGGACTGGTCAACACACTGCTCTACAGTTCTCCTGCGGTGTTTAACGATGTCATCAGTGGCCAAAATGTCTATACTCCCAGCAGTGTCACCACAGGTTACAGTGCCACTACTGGTTGGGATGCCTGCACCGGCCTTGGCAGTCCAAATGGCACTAAGATTCTGCTGTTGATCAGGAAAGGTCCCGTGTGGCCCAAGAACAATTATGGTTTCCGTCCCAGCAGTGGCGCAGTTTGGCCTCGTACCAACACAGGTGTTAGACAAGTCTAGCAAAAGATAAATAACACATGTTCAACCATCCCTATATCTGTCTCAGTACCAAAGACGATCTCAGCGACGACAGCATCAAATCATGGTTTAAGTCAGTGGATGAAGCTGGGCCGTCTGGTATAATCACTGCTACAGAACTAACAGCCAACAACAAACCTCAGAGATTTTATCGTAGAAAAATCAACGGTATGAATAGATACTGCGTAGTACTCTGCAGAGATCTTGAGGGCGAAGAAGTGCGCAATATAGCATTGGCAGTTGACAGTAGCATACCCAGCGGTGATTTTGAAATCTCATGGAGCCAACACCCCCAAAGTGATGATCGCTATGCTGTCGTTCAGGAAGATCTGTTAAAGGCCATTGCACTAGAAGCGTCTAAACGCAATCATGGAAAATGGTTAAACAAAAAAATCAACGAAGGTTGGAGATTTGGACAGAATTTCAACAGCAGAGGCAAAGTCAGTCCCATGTGCAGAGAATGGCATGCGTTGAATGAAAGATACCAAGCAGCCGAGTACCATAGGATGATCAGCCTCATACAGGTGTTAGAGGAAATGAATTTGAGTTTGATGGCCAAAAAATCATAAACTTAGATCATGAGCAATATCAATCAATCCGAACTTAGGCAATCTGTTCAAAAACTTCATAAACTGGCTGAAAACACACGATTCTCACAGTCCTTGATTACAGATGATGTCGATCAAGATATCTATCGCAACATGTGCTACCAGATGTGGCTGATAACCGATGCAATTGAGCACAAAATTGACCTACCACCAGACCTAGAGCGTCGGTCAACATTTGTACAGGATATTGCAGAATCTCGCCAAGGTTTGGTAAGAATTTTGCCTGCCACACAGCAATATCTCAATCACATCAAGTGCACGGAACCTAGAAATCTAGCAGGTATAATCTACTGCTTTTATCTTGGTTGGCTATATGGTGGACAAATAATTGCAAAAAAACTGTCCTTGCCTAAAAACCACATGACCTTTAGCAATGCCCAGCGCAGTATCGACTGGATAAGACAAACCCTACTGGTTGATCTTAACGAAACTGATATTGCCGAAGCACAGGCTGCATTTATTGTCATAATTGAGATCTATCAAGAACTTTATGAACTGCATTGAACAGATCACAGGTATTGCACGCAGGTTGCAATATATTATAGCAGATGATTTGCTGGCCTATAGCATACCCACAGATGAATATGGCTGGGAAAATCACAGATATGTCAGTCCAAAATTCCGTCTTGGCCATGTGGAACTGTTCCTGCAGGAAAATTTTGCTGTGGTACATGTGTGCGTTTTTCCGCATGAGACTGATCCAAGTCCCATATTTGGTTTTGATGTAATAGCAGGACGAGACAAAATCACCGGAGTATTTTTGGATCTCAGTCCTGTGCAAGAACCAGTAGTGCCTTTCATTAAAATTGCTGTCGCCAGCAACAGAGAGCGTCCAGAATGGGGCGATATATTCAGTGACCATTGGTTAGCCTGCAGGCCCACAGCAGATGACATGACCAAAATAGGTCTCGAGTCTGAACGGCTGTTGACTGAATATCTCAAAGCACTGGGCAAAAACGGCAATAGAGATTTGATTATTGCCAGACAGAATCGCTATTGTACACAGCAACAGAAGAACCCACACACCAGGCGAGCTTTGGTGAAACTACTGGGAGACGCTGGGGCTGAACACTTCATGAGCACAATATTATTTCCCGAGATACCCACAACAGCACACAAATAAACGGCACCTCACTCACATTTATTGCTCATTATATTCTCACAAAACAGCACAATCACACAAGATGACAGGATATCGCAGTATAGTGTCTGCGCGGGGAAGGGACGGTCGCCGTCAGGAACCCGAATAAACAGGTGCATCATCCGCCTGACCGGGAAGTATCGGCTGTCCTCGTGGTGAAAATATCTCCAGCCCGATCCCGGAATACTCAATCAAGATCAGGAATAGATTGTAAAATCATCGCCCCATGTGCTGCATGGGCTACAAATGGATCGCTCTATCTACCATTGATAACGATCAAGAACGGCTGAGGTTGATCAGTATTCCTCTGCTGTTTTCCGCTGCTGGACTCTGTCCAGGATGTGCATGTAATGTTGGTACCGGGCAACCGCCAACGATCGACAACGATCAAGCATGAAAACTGGTCTGTGGGGACTGCCTGTACGCAGAATTTTCTCACATACATTCTCCCTCGTTTAAACGCGGGGGAGATATGGTCTATGGACCCAACCAACCGCAAATGTGTAGGGAAAGCAAAATTAAGCCATTGACTAGGGATAAAAACATGCTAAATTAAATGTAGTTTATAAGGACCTCTGAGATGAAATCTGCAGCAGATGTTGTTATGGCCCTAGAGGCCAATAACAGCCGCATAGAAAAAGAACGCATCATCCAAACCGCTTGGGATAATCAGATATTGGAATTCTTTGAAGGGGCACAAATGGCCTATGATGCGCTGCGCACATACGGCGTTAAAAAAGTACCCCTGATAGATGCCCCTGAGGACAGCGACAATACTGATACTAGTTTTACTTGGTCACGCTTTAAATCAATCGCTGAGAAATTGGAAAATCGCACGCTCACCGGCAATCAAGCCAGAGAAGTACTGCGTGCTGCTGCTAACATTGCTCCGGTAAAAGAATGGAATTGCTTTTACCGCCGCGTGCTGTTGAAAGATCTCAAATGCGGCATTACAGAAACCACCATCAACAAAATTTTGACCAAAAATAGTGATGCAGCAAATCGCTTTGCCATTCCGGTTTTTTCCTGCCAGTTGGCCAAGAACGGTGAAGATCATCCAAAAAAGATGAAAGGCCCAAAACTGCTGGACATCAAATTGGATGGAGTGAGGATTATTTCTGTTCTGGACAAGATCAAAAATACAGTCACCCAGTACAGCAGGGATGGACGTGTCAACGATAACTTCCCACAGATTGCAGAGTATTTGGCTAGGCTGCTGCCTGTAATCACTACCAGCATGGTGTTTGATGGTGAAATGGTCAGTAGAAATTTTCAAGCACTGATGAAACAGCTGAATCGCAAGGAAGATGTGGATACCAATGATGCCAAATTGGCACTGTTTGACTGCTTGCCTTTGACAGATTTCATCGCAGGGGAGTGCAGTTTAACGCAGACCCAACGTCATGCGGCCTTGGCTGAATTCATGCCTTGGCTGCGGGATAGTCATGGTAGTGTCTATGTAGTACCAAAACAACAGGTTGATCTCAACACTACGCAAGGGCAGGCTGAATTCCAGCAGTTCAACCGTGATGCGATTTCTGCAGGTTATGAAGGGGTTATGATCAAGGACCCCGGTGCACCCTACAAGACCAAACGCACTGATGCATGGCTCAAGATCAAACCTTTTGTCACAGTTGATTTGGCCGTTGTTGCAGTTGAGTCCGGCAAACCAGAAAGCAAATTTGCTCATACCCTGGGAGGTTTGGTGTGTCAGGGTGAAGACCAAGGCAAGATCATCACAGTAACAGTGGGAGGCGGCTATACAGAAGAACTGCGTGACCAAATCTGGGCTGAGAAAGACACAGTCATTGGCAGGATTGTTGAAATCAAAGGAGATGCAGTTACACAGAATCAAGATGGCACTTACAGCCTGAGATTTCCTGTATTCATGGGATTCCGCGGCACAACACCTGGAGAAAAATTATGAGTGACACTGCTGCATGGGTCAATCAATTCACAGTTGATGAGCAAAAACTGGCGTTCACCTGCATTTATGACAGTTGTCTTGCCACCAGCAACATGGAGAATCAACTCTGTGCTGCAGCCATCTTGGATTCTAAGGTGCAGACCTATCTGCACCTTTTGGCCGAGTGTGGTTGGGATCCAGTCTGGGCTCAGTTGAAATCCGTATAAAGTTTTGATGTCTGATCAATTATATGAACAGGACCAAACATAGTCTCAATGTTGCTAGATACATCATGGACTACTCTGTCGTGGTACCTGAAGAAAAACAGCAATATCTAGACAGGATGGTGTTTTGGCTTGTGGAAACCTTTGGCGAGCCTAGGCCAACTTGGGCTTTTGATGAATTTGAAACTAGATACCTAGATCATTTTGAGGGAGTGTGGGGACTATCTCACGTACCACAACCTATATTTTGGTTTATTAAAAGACATGACTATGTTTTATTCACCTTGACATGGATGTGAAACTCTGCTAGGATAAGATCATGGGAAAATTTTTCTTGCTTGACAGTGACAGACTATCAGAATACGACATACCCAAGAGATTGATAAAGTATGATAGGAGATTTGGCACTCCATGGCCAAATCAACTGTTTCCATTCAGTTTGGGTTTTGACTATTGGCATTGCTTGTCAGCTGATACTGACATGCTGGTCAAATTGCGTAGATTTGTCGAACAGCGGTGTCTAGGCGATGTTGCTGTTGAAATTGTTGACCGTGGTTACGTAAACCAAACCCAGCTGTGGTTTGAACATGAAAACGACATGCTGTTGACTCAACTAACTTGGAATGAATGGATTGTGATTTGACACACAAGCGTTTGGGTTTTTGTTGCAAATGGCTGGATGATCCCAGCGAAACCATCAACATGAAGGTTAATGCGCGAAACAGGGAGTTGAACACCAGTACCACAACTGTGGCCTGGTTGAATCGACAGGTTCGTGCAGTAGCTGAACAGAGACTTTGGGATCTCATGGAACACAACATACGCTCTGCGCAGTTGTTGGTTGCTAAAGTTGGCCAACTGCCTGCAGAACAGCGCATGTGTCGATTGAGCAGTGATATTTTACCCGTTTATACTGAAGCCACCTGGAGATATTTTTGGCAACGTGCAGATGTTCGTGATTATTGTGCACGAGAATTTGCCAAGGTTGGTGCCACTGCTCGTAATTTAGACGTGCGACTGAGCATGCATCCGGGTCAGTTTGTCTGTTTGGCTAGTGAAAATCCAGATATTGTACAGCGTTCTATAGAAGAATTTGAATATCATGTTGATATGGCTCGGTGGGCTGGTTTTGGTAAAACAAAGAATGATTTCAAAATCAACGTGCATATTGCCGGAAGGCAAGGACCGGATGGAATCCGCAAAGCACTACGGAGATTATCCCCGGAAGCACGCAACTGCATTACTATTGAAAATGACGAAAATTCATGGGGCTTAGAAGATGTTTTGTATCTGGAAAAGGATTGTTCACTAGTATTAGATTTACATCATCATTTTATCAAAACAGGCGAATACATCAAACCAACTGATGATAGATACCAGAGAGTAATTGCAAGTTGGCCAGGGGCGCGGCCAGTTATACATTACTCTTATAGTCGCAACGAGCATTTACCAAGTGGTTTCTCCCACACAAGTATGCCAGACATGACAAAATTGCTCGCCGGTGGATGTAAAAAACAGAAACTCAGAGCTCACAGCGATTTTTATCCAAACCGTGTTGTGAATGAATGGGCGTTGTCTTTTCTCAAAACTGCCGATATCATGTGCGAATCTAAATCAAAGAACCTTGCCAGTTTTGCACTGGCCGAACAAGCAAAGATCCTTGGGTTAGTTTAGGACGGTTGTAGCTAGGGATTTAACCAATGTCAGAGTGTATGCAAATGCTTGTAGAACTGCAGGCCACTCTGTCATTCTGACTTTTTGTCAGCAGCTGCCGCAGCCGCTAAATACATGGTAGTTTACGGAGCAGGCAATGAATGTCAATCATCTAAATCCAAAAATGATAGCCATATTAACACCTAATCATGGTGTAGACATGGATGCAACAATTCAAGTTGGACCTAAGATAGCTCAGCATCTCAATGCACTGTCGCAACTTTGTTCACACATTGCCAACAGCGATAATCTTCAACATCAGATTGAGGAATTGAAAAACCTTGCAGCCACCTATGTACCTATCAACAACATGTTGGAACGCAGTCCAGTGGCGGAGGATGTTGTCTATCGCAGAGATCGTCAAGATCCCATGAACAACAGTGAGATACTGATTCTTGGGGGCGCCGAACGATACACCATGTCTGCACTGCGTACAAAAGCAGCACGGGAATCTGCCAATCTTGCAGATATGCTGAGTAATGATCCAGTCGACTATCACAGTGCGGCTGATTCAGTCAAGCAATTGGCCAACACAGTCAATACTATGGTAGCAGCACTTAAAGAATTGTCTAGAAAGAGTCGTATTAGCCGAGCTGACCTAGATGAACAACAGGTCGAACATGAAGCGTTGAAAGCAGTTGGAGATCTACGCAGTGCACTGATAAAATATGGACGAACTGGTAAGAAGATATCAGACGAGGTTGTCAACAAAATCATGCATGACATATTGGCCAAAACACGTCGCACTGATATGAACAGTCTTATGCAGGCATGGAAAAGCAGCCAAGGTGGTTTGACGCCGCTGCAGTGGGCACAACAAAGCACAGATATACATGATCGCAACATTCGAAACACCGCAACAACTGCTGCGATTGATGAAAGTCTCACGGCCTTGCATGTTTTAGAGATGTACGAAACTATGAGAGTTGGTATGGGAGATCGCTCTTGGGTGGCCATTTCCAAACGACTGCGTGCAGAAGGCTATGATCTCCAATTGATAGAAGATGTAATTGATCGTGCGATAATTCTATCACAAGATGTTTGATGATCTAAATGACCACTGCAAATGGGGAATAAGATAAATAACATTTGTAATTACTGCAAAGGTTAATATCGTGCGAGCAAGAGAAATCTTTGAACATCGTGGTGATGCTGACGTGCCGGATACCAGTAGAGAAGCCATGCCAAATGGCACACTGGTCCCCGACCTTGACAGCGACTACGAATTCTATCGGCTGTTGACCGCTCTGGCTGGTGTTCCAGAAAATCCCAATATTCCTCTTAACAGCGTGATGAAAGACAAACCTCTGGTAGTTCCCTATACTGAGATCGAACATCAGCAGGTTTTAAAAATGCTGAAAAGAATGAAACGCAACAATGATACATTGACCAAAGCCCCTAGCGGTGAGGCAGATTGGGTACATAAAATCAGTCCAGTAAGAAAATTCAAGGATCACCACTGATGAAAATAATAGACCTATTAGAAAAAAATACCAATCCAATTGAACTGCGCAGACTCAGAGAAGGCGGTAATGTGTTTGCTGGCCGTACTGCTGCTATCAAATTGGATGATATTACTCCTACTCTTGACGCGTATTTTGCTGAGTTACAGCGGGTATTTCCCAACAAGGCAGATATCTTCAATGAGGAACATTTTAATCCTGTTGGTAGTGTTCGAAAAAAGCTAGAATCGGGTGACATTGACCTAGCAGTAAGTGCACTTGACATACTTGATGAAAAAATGAGCGATGCGAGTATTGCAGAGTGGGGTCTAGATCCAACAGCAGTTGCTACAGAAGCAGCAGCATTGCAAAAACGTGCTAGAACCAGCACACCAGAACAGAGCAGGATGAAAGCTTTTCTCAAATTGCTAGCAGTTTATATCAATAGTCATGCGCCAAAACTGCATTGTGATGAGAAAAAAGTCACAGACGGCAACTTGTTTGGCCTATATCCTCAAATCAACACCGATGGTGAAGAAGTTGGCGTAGGTGTACAGATAGATTGGATGGTAGGCAACCTCAAATGGTTGAAATTTTCCTATTATTCGTCAGCGACCCCTGCTGGTTCAAACGTCAAAGGACTTCATCGTACACAATTGATGTTGGCTGCTTTTCAAGTTGCCGACCTTTCTTTCAACCATATCAATGGTGTCAAAGACAAGGCCACTGGGGAAATTATCAGCAGAGATCCAGATGAAGCATTGACTATACTAGGAGACAGACTGGGCTTCCGTATCACTCCCAGCGATGCTGAAAACTATTTTAAACTTCTCGATCTATTCAAGAACAAGATGAGGCCAGATGACTATAATCAGTTATTGGATGTTTATTTCAAGATTTTAGACAGCACGCGAGCAGATATTCCAGATAACCTTCAGGATCAATGGCGTGATCGCAGGGATAGACTAGGGCTAACAGGCAAATTTCTGCCAGACACCTCCAAACTCAAGGACTAGTTATGATAGACGAAAGCGGTGTAGCAGGTGCAGATCGCATCAAAAGTCGAGCAGATTTTGCACACTTCATGGAGGATTATCGCAAGCTGATCAGCCAATACCCTGGGTTTGTCAGCATGCAGCCCAGCGGCAGTTATAACAGCGATCCCAGCAAGCAGGATTTTGGTGACATTGATCTCATTGTGCATATCGAATCATCCAAAACTAAACCTGAACTCAAAAAAGATCTAGTGAATTGGTTTACAAAACAGCCTGACACAGTTATAGTACCGTTTTCAAATCCCAAATATGTTGGCAAGCGCACCTACAACAGCGGTGAGATTGTGTCTGTGCGTTATCACGATGCAGATCTCGGCTATTCTGCACAGATCGACAACATTATAGCACTGGATTCAACTGAAGCAGAGTTCAAACAGGGCTTTCTAGATTATCCGGCAGCCACTCAAGGATTGATACTGGGTTTGGTCAAGATTGCTGCCATAGAAACTGAACCTGCAGACTTGTTTAAATCTCTAGGAATTGACATCAAACGACTTGATCCCCAAGGTCTTGGTCCAGATCAAGAGTATGAATTCAATCTCAGCAGTAATGAATTGCAACTACGCAAGGTCACTTATCAGCCGGGTACATTTACCACTGCTGATAAGATAGTTTTGTGGAGTTCTCGCAATATAAAAGATCTCCAGACCCTGTTGTGGCAGTATGATCTTAAAGACAATTTTCCTGGACTTTTGAAACAGGCCAAAAGCAAGATACGTAATCCTCGCAGTAATCGCAGGATGGAAGGTGTATTTTCCAGCATGGTCAGTGTGAAATCTGGTGAAGTTGGCACTGCAAAAGGTCAGCAAAAGACCTCCGCACTTGATGCGGTAAAGTCAGCATTTGCCGAACACAAGATACCTACCCTCAAAGAATACTTTGATTTTATTACTGCGGGACAAAAACTTCTAATAGAAGCAGAACAGGGCAAGACTATAGTTATCTTTTCTGGCAGATTCCAACCTTTTCATCAGGGACATGCAGAAACCTACAGGGAACTACAGCAGAAATGGCCAGATGCCGACGTTTGGATCGCTACCACTGGCAAGACAGGTCCTGACAGCCCGTTCAATTTTGCTGAACGCAAAAGTCTTGCTGAACTGCAGGGGATTCCTGCCAACAGAATTGCCGAAGTAAAAAGCCCATATCAGGCCACAGAAATACTAGCCCATTACGATCCCACAGTTGATCATGTGATTTATGCTGTAAGTGCCAAAGATGCAGATAGATTAAAAGGTGGGTTGAAGAAGGACGGCACTCCTGCTTATCTACAGCCCTATCATCCGGGCGAACCAATGGCACCATTTGACTTAAAATCTGGACATGCATATGTTACCATAACACCTGTGGTGCAGTTCACTGTTGCTGGACAAGACATCATCAGTGCTACCGACATACGCAACATGCTGTCGCATAATGACGCACAATTGCAACGTCAAGTTCTGCAGGATCTCTATGGAAAAAATGCCGCTGCTGCGGCAAAGATAGTTTTGCCACACTTCAAGTGAGATTGCTGTTGCCTATGTTGTTTTTGGTTTTGTCTGACGCGATGTTTTTTGTAGATAATCGGCCTGCTGTTGTTGATTATCTAGCCAGGTAATATTACGTTGCGTGTTCCAAGCAGTTTCGCCGCGAGCATGCAAAATGCCACTGTCTTGGCGATCACCGATATATCTCATCAGTAGAAATGGTTCATATTCACCTTGAGGAATTTGGCCATTTATCCATTTTTTATCAGCGTCTAAGGTATAGATATCGTTTTTTTCATGTTTGATAAACGGTATACCGTATAATATCATGTTGACATTTGAAACTCCGTAGTTTTGTCCAAAGTTTTTGCCAAACAATATCTTTTCTTTGATCTCATAGGGTACTGCTGCAGTGCTTAAACCAAACGATTGACCAGGAGACAAGGTGGGTTTACCTGTTGATGCTGAAGTTGTAACATCTTTTATCCTGTTTATCCATGCTGTTATGTCTGGGTTGCCTGATAGATGCTGCCAGCCTCCCCATTTAAAATCTTTACCTGCTTTGAGACTGATCCAACCGACTGGCTGTTGGTACTCGTCTAAAATAGTCATATCGCTTTTCATAACTCCGGGTGTCTTTATGACCGATGCTGCGTGTACCATTACAGGATCGGCTGTGGTACCAAGATTGAGCCAAATGTAATCTCTATCATTTAACAAGGTCTTCAACTGTAATTCTACACTGGCCTTTTGCATTTGCTCTAGTTTTTCTCTGGATCCAGATTCTTCTCCGCCGAATTCGGCTGTTTTGACGATGTCACTGAGTTTAATACGAGATGGTGTAGATTGGTTATCATCTGTCTCAAGGTTGATCCAAATGGTTTTGCTGTCAGAAGGTTCATTGAATTCCTTTTCCAGCCGATCTGCTTCGTTGGGATCTATAATCACCTGTTGCTGACCTTGATGAGTCTTGATGGTAAATGGAGATCGGTTGCGAACCTTGTCCAAAAATATTGTTATTCTATCTTTGGGCGTGCCGATATATTTGCGCATGCCCGCAATATTCATCTGTTTTTCATCGATCTTGCGATGGATTAAGATTTCACCTATTTTCATACTGTTATTTATTCTTCGTGCGGAGATGACTGCAACAGCTTGTTCCGCGGTAGTTCACCAACACTCTGTTAAATAAGAGATAGATACAGGATCAATCACATGAAGTTTGTAGAATTTCTAGAAAAACCAAAGAATATGTCTGCTGCTGACGGCGGCTCACAGAGTGAATCTGTTATTAGCGAAAAAGATGACAATGAAAAAACACATGCACCCTACCCTGGGCAGAGTTCGGGCAGACTGAAAAACTACATCAAACGTAACTATGGTGGCAAAATTTCCTGTAGAAAAGCCGGTTCGGTTCTAAATGATCCCAATGCAGGCAATTTCTATAAAAAACGAGCCAAATGGTACAAGAGCCTGCACTGTCTTGGTCGCAAACAGGTGAGAGAAGATGACGAAGGTGCTGTTTTGACCATTTTTGACATAGATGACACGCTGATGAAAACCACTGCAACTGTTTTGATCCGCAGGCCAGACGGGTCAAAACAAGAACTAACTTCTGCTGAATTCAACCATTATAAGTTAAAGCCGGGTGAAGAATTTGATTTTGGTCGGTTTAAAGATGCGGAACTTTTTCGCGCCACCAGTAGACCCATCAAAGATCTCTGGAGAACTGCACAGCAAACAGTGAATACAGTAGGTCGTCGTCCAGGTTCGCGTGTAGTTATAGTTACAGCGCGCAGTGACCTTGACGACAAGAGCAAGTTTCTCAAAACTTTTGAAGATCATGGCCTAGATATGAGCAAGGTGCATGTGTTCCGTGCAGGCAATCTTGGTTCTGGCAGTTCGGCTGAAAACAAGAAAATTATCATAGAAAAATTACTGAGAACTGGTAGATTTACTGAAACTCGGCTATTTGATGATCATATGGCCAATCTTCAAGCATTTCTATCTTTGAAAACACAGTTTCCACATGTGGTATTCAAGGCCTATCCTGTGGTCAATGGCAAAATGGGCAGACCAATTATTGTTTAAGAGACGTAATCTCTGCTATGTTTATGCACAGAATTGGAGATAATCGTGACTGTTTTGATTGCACATCGTGGATTGACTCGGGGTCCAGACCCCCATATTGAAAATACACATTCAGCCATTACGCAGGCTAGACAACAGGGCTATGATGTTGAGATAGATGTTTGGTACTGTGATGGTTCATGGTGGTTGGGTCATGATCAGCCACAATATGCACTAGATCTTGCCTGGCTGAGAACCATGGATCGACAAGATAATCTTGACATGCACCACGTATGGATACATGCCAAAGACATAAAAACTCTCTATCAACTGAGACTGTGTCGCTGGGGCGGCCATGTGTTTTTCCATGAAAATGATCCTGTGACTTTGACCACAAGTGGATATATTTGGACATTTCCGGGGCAGTCACTGACACCCTTGAGTGTGTGCGTTATGCCAGAATCGGCAGGCATGCTTGACACCATAGCCCAAGTTGATGTCTGGGGAATCTGTAGTGATTATATAGACAGTATTGCTTTGCAAGTAAACCAAAAATAACCGCCGATAAATATCCTACACAGCGTTGGGAATCATCATGCAGACTATTCTGGTAGCCGGAGTTTTAAATCAGCCCTATGGTAGTTGGCCAGCGGCCAGCCAAAGCGATGACGGCATAACTTGGAGCGACATCACTAGACCATTTGACGTTGGTGATTTCTGTACTGCTTTGGCCACAAATGGTGGTGTGGTCGCAGTGGCTAATCAGCGAGGTTATCTAGCCACCACAACTGACATGGTCACATGGAGCCATACTGAGATCAATGATGGATTTGGCACAGTTGGCCTTGGTCATGCCCGGGATCACAACGGTCATGATCATTGGTTGGCTGTGGGCAGTTACAATTACATCAATGGATACGGTCCCTATCCTGCCTTTTCAGAAGTGGCACAAATATATAGATCCAACCGCGCTGATCTTGGCTGGGCTATGGTTTGGACCAGCAACAACAACAGCCTCTTGTATCAAGTGGCATATTTTAAATCCGCACCAATAAGCAACAGCGAGACTGCTGATGTCTGGGTTGCTGTGGGCAATAATGGCAGCAACCGTGGTGAAATAATCTATAGCCTCGACTATGGTCTATCATGGGCAGCAGCAGCAGTACCACAGGGTGTTGAAATTATCTACAGCACAGCGCTGTATCAAAGAGCAGGACAACTGGTGTGGTATTGGGGTTGCAAAGGCCGCTTGTTTATTACCAATTCGCTGCATGACACGGTCTGGGAAGAAGTGAGTTTGGATGCTGAAGATACTGCTGTGTCCATCACAGTCAACAGCACCGGTGCTATGGTGGTCACTGGGGTGAATAGGCTTTATATCACTCTAAACGGTTTGGTTTTTTCCAAATTCAGTGTATCTGGTTATGTTTTCAACGGTGTAACGGTGTTTGACTATGACAATGGTTCAAGATGGTTGGCCTGGGCACGCAGCGGGCTCAATCAATGGACCATGTGGTACACAGACAATCTCTTGTCCTGGGAACCCTGGAACAACGGTATTGAAGTACAGGGGTCAACTGTCAATGCTTGATTGACCACCAGTTGCAGATAACCATATGCTTGATATACTGCAATAAGGAGTATAAAATGAGTATAGGTTCACTTTCCGCTGGTGACAAGGCACGACTACAGGGTCTGATCAACGAAGGCGTGCAGGCCATGATTGATATTGCATCTATGCGAGATGGCCTCAAGGAAACCATTGAAAACATCGCAGAAGAACTGGACATCAAAAAGACTGTGCTGAACAAGGCCATCACCATTGCCTTTAAAAACAACCAAAACAAGGACAAACTGACCGAAAGCCGTGAAGAGTTGGACGAGGTTGAACAGGTGTTGATGGCAGCAGGTCGAGCATAAAAATGAAAAAATGGATCTTCATCACCGGAGGATGCGGCTACATAGGCAGCCATGTAGCAGCTGAAATCAAAGACAAGACTGACTATTCGGTGCTGTTGATCGATCGACGTGCTAAAGAATTAGTACACACTACTAAATTCTGCGATATGGTAGCCGATGAGGATTTTGCCAGCAAGGTCAGCCAGGAAGCCATTCGCGAATATCGACCAGAAACTGTGATACATCTGGCTGCCAACAGCACGATTGGTTCCAGTATGACCAATCCTGCTGGCACCTGGGAAAACAACGTGACCAAAATGCAGCAGTTGCTGTCATGCTGTGTGCAGAATCAAATTCGCAATGTAATTTTTGCCAGCAGCAGTTCGGTTTATGCAGATCAACATGTGGCCATTGATGAATCGCATGCATTGTCCCCCTACAGTCCATATGCTACTACAAAGATGGTTGGCGAAATGATGCTGAGAGATTGGTACGGGGCGCATGGTATACGCAGCCTAAGCCTGCGTTTTTTCAACGTAGCAGGAGCACATACCAAATACGATCTTGGAGAGTTGCAGGGCAGCAGCCATTTGATGGCCAAGATTATGGAAAGTGTAGTAGATGGCCGTGATTTCACTGTATGGGGCAGGGACTGGCCTACTCCGGACAAGACTGCCATACGTGACTATACGCATGTCTTAGACATTACCGATGCAGTCTTATTGGCAATAAAATGGCTGCCAAACAATCACGGCGCGCATGTGATGAATCTTGGCGGTGGCCAAGGTCGCAGTGTACAGCAAATGATCAACACTACCGAACTGTTGTTGAGCAAACAACTGCCATATCGATACGGCAATCGTTTGGATGGAGATAGTGCCATGAGATTTTCCAACAATGCTTGTGCATTAAAACTACTGGGTTGGCAACCCAGTCGTGGATTAAATGACATCATTTTGGACAGTTTCAAATGGTACAACAGTGACATGTATCGTTCATTAACGCAAGCAAAAATTGTCTATTGAATGTCTCTGATAGAGAGATTATAACTGAGTTAGGAGGTACAGACATGTATGTTGATGCATTCTATGAACGTGATAAAAATCAAATATTAGTAGTAGAGCGCAACCGCGCTGGCAAACGCATCTACAACCAATTTCCTACCAAATACTGTGTGTATTGGCCCAGCGCTCGTGGCAAGTTTAAGAATATCTACGGTACTGCCTGTGAAAAGTATCAAACTACTAAACTGAAAGAATTTACACGAGAAATTAATATCATTCCCAAGTTGACTCAGCATGAATCGGATATCAATCCAGTGTTCCGCTGCTTCTATGACAACTACAAGGGTGTACCGGGACCAGACCTGCATGTGGCTTTTTTTGACATTGAAACTGACTTTGATCCTTTACGTGGGTTTTCCAGCACAGATGATGCATTTTCGCCAATAACTGCCATCTCAATCTATCTCAAATGGTTGGAAAGAAACTTTACCATGGTGATCAAACCCAAAGACATGGATCAAACCACTGCTGAAGAAATTGTAGCCAAATTTGCCGATACAGTTCTGTGTGAAAGCGAAAAAGAACTGCTAGAACTGTTTCTGGGCATCATAGATGATGCTGATGTGCTGAGTGGTTGGAATTCCGAAGGCTATGATATTCCCTATATACACAATCGCATAGTACAGGTCTTGGGCAAGGAAGAAACACGCAAGTTGTGTCTCTGGGGAAAATATCCCAAGCGGCGTGAATACGAAGCCTATGGACGTCAGACTGTGACGTATGATCTAGTGGGTAGGATACACCTAGATTATCTACAACTGTATCGCAAAAATACCTATCATGAAATGCACAGTTATCGTTTGGACTTTGTGGGAGAATATGAAGTTGGTGATAAGAAAACACATTACGAGGGCAGTTTAGATAGTCTCTACAACAACGATTTTGAAAGATTCATAGAATATAAT